ACCGTTACCCCAAAGAAGTAGTATATATGGGCTGGGTAGTGCCTCGTCAATCATGGCTATCCGAGAATGAGTTCTTTCTAACAACTGGAGATATGGATGCACCGGTCCGCATACTTGATAAGCGAAACATTATCCAAGCATGGGTCGACAGGTCAAATGTTAGTGATAATGTTAAAATCGTGGATAGCAAATATGTCGTAACTGCGGGTCCGCTGAATCGTTATTCATGCACCTGCACGGCATACAAATATCGCAATCACTGTTCTCATATAGACGGAGTTAAAAATGCGTCACTTTGATTGGTTCTTCGCCTTCCTCTGCCTTCTTTTTGCGGTCATGTTCGGCTGCATTATATTTGGCGCTTGGTATGATTTTCAGTTGAAAATGGATTGTGTGAATAGTGGTGACATGAAAAGTCAGGCTTGTTTCAAATATAATGTTATGACTGATAACTTCCGCAATAACAATGTCGATCTGAACCTGAAAGGTGAGTAATGAAAATCCATAATGAATGCACCTTTCTAAAGCCTGATGGCATTGCTAAGGTTGAGAATATGTATAAGGCTACATTCGTTATGGAGTCTTGTATCAAAGGCAAGCATGGCTGGGCCAACTTTCCTGCTGCTATCTTTTATACAGAAGAAGCACACCCGCAGGGTTCAAACTACTTTGCCTTGTATAATAATGGTGAACAGTTTATGATCACCAATGGTATCTCTGCCACTGAACCTTTCGAGGGCATTCAGATTGGTGATGATGTATATTATTCTCGTTATCGTCACGATTATCGGGAGTGCGGCCCAGTTGCTATTGATGGTGGTCGTGACTATACGAAATTGAGTGGTGATATCAATGCTGCTAAGAAAGTGACATTGAAAGTAAATAAAGATAAACTAGAGGTGGTAGAATGACAGAGTTTCTAACTAAAAGCGCCGATGTGGCACTAATCGAAATCAAAGAAAAGATTTATAATAGACTAGCCGATCTGCGGCGTATCAAACATGATTTTGCCCAGACTGCAAAGATTGATCCTGTGTGGGAAGGTATTGTCGGTCAGTGTAGTCAAGAGGAACGTTTCCTAACTAATCTACTTGACTTAATCGAACGGAGTTGATATAATGTCCAAACTTGTCCTAGTCGAAACTGTTTCCACATTCCGCCACACATATGTTGTGCGACTACCTGATAGTGAGCCAAATGATTATGCTCTTGATGATGTGACCGACGCTATTACAGCCGGAACTTATCAAGACAAACTAGAAGAAGTATCACAGAATCATATTGCGGAAGATATCTTTTCCCATCGTGTTATCACGGAGAAAGAATATCTGGAACTATTTGATCGTGAAAACGCTTATCTAAGTTTCTGGCCAACAGAAAACAAGTTGCGTTTTATCTTCGATAGTGTTAAACATCGGGAAGATCAGGTAAGCAAGGAAGTAAATTGGGGTCCTGATGTTGGCCGTGAAATCTTATCGGAGGATTGCTAGATAAGATTGAAAGGAGTCAATCATGAACCCACTTAACTACATTCTTCCATACTTCTCTAACATCATCAAACCCAACTGGACAGTTTATAAGGATATCCCATATGGTGTGTCGAAATCGGAGACCGCTGACCTCTATCTCCTTAATCGAGGGGTTCGTCCTGTGGTTGTGTTTATCCACGGTGGTGGTTGGTCTGCTGGTGATAAATCCGCATACGAGGGCCGTGCTAGACGCTATGCTCTGGCCGGTTTTCATGTCATTGCAATAAACTACCGTCTTGCCACATATGAGGACAAGACAACGCAATGGCCAGCCCAGTTTCAAGATGTTCAAAATGCCATTAGATGGGTAAGATCCAATGCTGTCAACTTTCGTATCGATCCTAATCGCATTGGAGTTGGAGGTGATTCTGCCGGTGGTCATTTGGCGCTTATGGTTGGTGCTAATCCTAATACTATCCCCGGCGATAGGAGTCATTTACATTCTAATTTTAGCCCTAGTGCAAGTTGCATTCTTGATGTTTTCGGCCCTTGCGACCTTGGCGGAGCAAAGATGAAAGACCTTATTGGTGTTTTGCCGCTGTTCAACAATACAACATATGAGCAAAACCCCGGACTGTATCAATCTGCTTCGCCCATCTATGCAGTCACCGCTTTGTTCCCTCCAACTTGTATCATACACGGAACAAAAGATGATATTGTGCCTTATGCACAGTCTGTTATGGTGGCAACAAAGTTGAATCAACTCGGTGTATATCACAAGTTCTATACATTCGACGGCGGCCACGAACTAAAAGATACGAGCCTTGAAATGAAAGGTCTCGACTTTATGCGTAGTGTCCTGAAACCATAAGAGGATAATATGAAAGCCACCCAGAAACTTTACAAGATTGACTCTAAAGGTAACACCCGTGTGTGGTGGATGGAGTATGACGATACAAAGTATCGCACTCATTCCGGCATCAAAGATGGCAAGATTGTAGTTTCTGGGTGGAAGTATCCAGAGGCCAAGAATGTCGGTCGTGCTAACGCAACCACTGTGAAAGAACAGGTTGAGTTAGAAGTGCTTTCTGAAATCACAAAGAAAGAATATCAAGGCAAGTATCATCAGACTACCACTTGGGCTAAGAATGGTGCCAAGTTCGTTGAGTGTATGCTTGCCGACAAATATAACCCTGCAAAGCATAACAAGTTCCCTTATTACTCGCAGCCGAAACTTGATGGTGTTCGTTGTCTCGTATCAAAAGACGGTATGCAGTCACGCAACGGCAAGCCTATTCTTTCTGCGCCTCATATTCATGAAGCACTCGAACCGTTCTTTCGGGAATATCCCGAAATTGTTCTTGATGGAGAACTGTATAATCATGAACTAAAAAACGACTTTGAGAAGATTATTTCTCTTGCTCGTAAGACTAAACCGACTGTTGATGATCTGGAAGAGTCCAGAAAGACGATCCAATATCATGTTTATGATATGATTGATTATGATCGCAATTGGACTTTTATGAACCGTAAAGAATTTTTAGGTGCTGTTTTGTTGGAAGATCATCCTTCTCCATGTATCCGTTTTGTAGAATCTACAATTGCAGAAAGCGAAGAACAAATTATGGAAAATCTTTCTTGGAACCTTGAAGAAGGATATGAAGGTCAAATGCTTCGTGTTCCTGACTCTCTTTATGAAGGTAAGCGTTCAAAGAACCTTATCAAGCATAAGGAATTTGAGGACGATGAATTTGAAATCGTTTCTATGGAAGAAGGTAAAGGCAATTGGGCAGGTGCTGTCAAGCGGATTGAAATCCGTTTGAAAGACGGAACCACACAGTTTGCAGGAGTGCGTGGGAAGTTTGACTTCCTTAAAGACCTATTGTATAATGATTATGGTTATACAAGCGTAACGGTACGGTATCAGAACAAAACGGAAGACGGCAAACTCCGCTTCCCCGTTGTCGTTGCTTTCTGGAAAGGTAAGAGAGACCTATGACCGACGAACTAAAACAAATTGCCTACAATGAAGGTTGTGAGGCTTATTTTGAAGATGGCATCAATCTAGTGGATAATCCATACGATGGTGTAAGTCTCGCTCTCGCCAATTATTGGGATCAAGGTTACTGGGATATGTTTTATGATGATGTATAAACTCTATCTGGATGACCTGCGCAATCTGCCTGATCTTGATTCAGATTGGCGCCTGGCACGGAACTATCATGATGCTGTTTGGTATGTGAAGAACTATGGTCTTCCGTATCATGTATCGTTCGATCATGACCTTGCAGATGTTCATTACAATCTGGAGTCTGCATACGGTCCTATGGACGAGTATATGGACGGTGCACCTCGCACTGGTGCGCCTCGTGAGTTTACCGGGTATGACTTCGCCAAGTGGCTGTGCGATTGGATCATGGAGAATGTTGACAACCTAGATGGCTTCTCGTATAATGTTCACAGTGCCAATCCTATCGGTGCGGCAAATATCCGTCACTACATGGAAAACTTTCTAAAGGATCGTTATGCCTGAGATTCGTAAAATTGATGTTGAACTTGACAAACGAGTAGAGACCGGTCCGACCCAGATTGGTGATGACTGGCCCGGCGTGTTCATTCGTGGTGATAATGCAGCCTATTATGCCATGAACCTTCACAATCTTTTAAATGGTAACGAAGATGCCTTTACACGGGCTGTTCTAAATGGTTTACTCTCCGACCTAAAAGGATGTATCGTAAGATGAATATCTTTTATATTCACTCTGATCCTAAAATGTGCGCCCAGTGGGCTGTTGATCGTCATGTCGTCAAGATGATTCTTGAGGCTGCACAGTTGCTTTCTACTGCTCACCGTGTTATTGACGGCGTTCAATATACCGACAAAACGAAGACCGGTCGGAGTGTCAAAAGATGGCGTTTATCTGATAGTCGTGAGACTTCTTTGTATTCTGCCACGCATATCAATCACCCGTCGGCCGTTTGGGCTCGTGAGTCCAATAACAACTACAACTGGCTGTGGTGTTATCTAGATGAGCATTGTCGTGAATACACTCGCCGTTATGGCAAGGTACATAAGATCGAAGAAAGCGGTCTTAAAGGCATCCTCGCTGCTCTGCCAAATAACATTCCTGTTGGCTATAAGACACAACCTCCAAGTGCCATGGATGCTAAATACATCATATCGGAAGACGCAGTTGTGAACTATCGCAACTACTACAAGGTAGGCAAGGCACACCTTCATTCATGGAAAGCGCCAGCTACCGCACCAGACTGGATTATGGAGTAACAATGCCAACTTATTCGTTTCGTGATAAGCAAACCGGGGAGACATTTGATGTTTTCATGTCTGTCTCCGAACTGGATGAGTTTCTAACAAACCATCCTGAACTAGAAAAACTGTTATCAGCACCTATGTTTCTCGGTGCTAACATGAACGGTGGAATAAACAACAATAAATTTTATGATCCAAAGGACAATGTTGATGCCTAATTACACATGGGAAAATAAAGAGACTGGTGAGGAGTTCACCAACACAATGACCATTGCCGAGCGTGATGAGTTTGAAAAGAATAATCCCCAACTTCGTCAAGTGCTACGCAACTTTACAATGGTTGATCCGGTGAATGTCGGTATCACAAAGCCGCCAGCAGATTTTCAAAAGTATGTTCTCGGTCGAATCAAGTCCGCTGTGCCAGAGGCATCTGCCGTTGCAAGCAAGCGTTGGGACATTCCCAAGGAGATTTAACCTGACAACAGAACATCACAGTAAAAAGTTTAGAGGTCGTGCCCGTAAAAAGGCATCGACCTCTTTTGTTTATGGAGATGTGAATAACGATAACAATAAGGTAAAATATATGTCAAGAAAGTCGAAAAGAAATAACCAACAACAGCATCAGCCTCAAAATCAGGCTGAGAGAAACCACTTCGAACTTCGTCACATTAAGCCACTCACTGTCAATCAACAGAGAGTATGGGACGCCTACGAAGCCGGTTCAAATCTCATGCTACATGGTTATGCCGGCACCGGTAAAACTTTTCTATCATCATATCTTGCACTAAGGGAGGTGCTAATCGAGGAGACATATAAGAGGGTCGTTATCATCCGTTCGGTAGTTCCATCAAGAGACATGGGCTTCTTGCCCGGTTCGGAAAAACAGAAAGCGGAAGTTTACGAACAACCCTATCAGGAAATTTGTGACGATCTATTTGGTCGTGGTGATGGTTGGAAGATACTAAAGATGAAAAGAATGGTCGAGTTCACCACTACATCGTTCCTCCGTGGTACGACCTTCAATGATTCCATTATCATCGTTGACGAATGTAACAACATGAACTTCCAAGAAATCGATACTGTTATGACCCGTATAGGTACCAACTCTCGTATCGTCTTTTGTGGTGATTACCGTCAGAGTGATCTACACAAACCACATGACAAGACTGGTATTAGAGAACTGATGGCAATAACTCGCCGTATGTCATCATTCGACCATATCGAATTTGGTATTGAAGACATTGTTCGTTCTGGTACAGTTAAAGAATATATCATTCAAAAAACTGAAATGGGACTATGATAGTTTACATGTTATATAAATAGAAGTAAATTACACCAGGAGTTTCTACAATGTCAAATGTTACCTTCAAAATGTTCGCTGCCCATATGGGCGGAACCCAGGCCACCGAATACATCGGAAGACCCGGTGAAATATTCTATGATACAGATGGTCAGACACCTCTCCGACTTTCGGATGGAGAGACTCCTGGTGGTATTCCTTTTAGTATACTTTCTATCAATCAAACTTTTGATCCTCAATTTACAGCAAATGGTGCCAACGTTCCTGGTGTAGTTACTACAGGGTCTTATGTAAAGCAAGGTCTTATTACACACTTTAGAATTAATGTAGATTTTGCTAATTGTAATGCCGCATCTTTCAATGTTGGTGGGCAGTATCAGATTGTTTTGCCAGCGCCTTCTGTCGCAACAATAACGGTTAGAGCCGGTACATTACATCAAGCAAATGGTGATGCCAAATATCATATTGCTGGTATCACTGATATAGACACAAGCAACACAGTTATGAAACTCTACTATTCAGGTAGTACCACAGATTTGGCCTGGAAAAATACCACACCAGTTGGAGCGACATCAAACACAAGTCATTTTGATCTCTCCGGTGCTTATCAAACAATAAGTTAAAAGGTTGACAATGTTGGTAAAACCGCATATAATGTAAAAGATGCTCCATTCCAAACGGAATTTAATCCAAGGAAACCATCCGCTAATAGGCCGAAATTCACCACCAAATGATGTGAGGTATTGTTATGAACACTGTGGAAAATAACATCAATCTTCTAATCGCCGAACTAAATAAATCAAATCTGACCAAGGAACAATCTCTTGATTACCTTGGTCATGTCTTTCGCACTACGACAAAGAAAGTCGTGTCAAACTCAGATAGATCATATGTCGCTCTTTCTGTAGATGAATATCTAAAGAAGGCACGTGCGGGTGACTTTAGATATGCAAGTGGATTTTTTGGCAATTGGGCCAAGCACCATGAAGAAGATCAAGATGTAGGCTGTTGAAAACATTTACACATATAAACAATGACCCAGTGTTAGTGAATCTGAAAAGAGAAGAATATAATGGAAAACGATATTATGTCTCGCCAAATGGTGTTAAACTCCCGTCGGTTACTACTTTTCTATCTCATTTCAAAGGTGACTCGATCCAAAAGTGGAGAAAGAAAGTCGGCGAAGAAGAAGCGAACAAAATCTCGGCACGAGCAAGCCGCCGAGGTACAAAATTCCATTCTCTTATGGAATCTTATATATCTAACGAGAAAGGGTTTCTCACCGAAGAAGATGTAATGCCAGACATGCAACATGCATTTCTGGATATCAGACCTACTATTGACAGGATTGATAATGTCCATTACTTGGAAACTATGCTTTATAGTGAAATTCTTGGTCTTGCTGGTCAGGTGGATTGTATTGCCGAGTTTGATGGCGTCCCTTCTATTATTGACTTTAAAACATCTTTAAAGCCTAAGAAGGAAGAATGGATTCTAAACTACTTTGAACAATGTACCTGTTACTCTTTGATGTATGAAGAAATGACAGGCATCCAGTGCAAGCAAATTGTGGTATTAATCTCCGTCGATCACGAATCACCTCAAGTGTTCGTGCGCAATCGCAGGGATTATATTCCAGAGTTAGCACGAAAGGTGAAACAGTTTAGAGAGGAAACTGCAATATGAAATCTTTGCATATTGGAAACGTAGCGGGTCAGACTAACCTCAAAGGCAAAAAGTATAAACTCTTATCATGTAAATGTTGTGTCGTTCGAGACCTTAGAGATAAGGAGCGAACAAAAGAAGCAAAGAAAGATTTGAATGATAAAATGGTTTTGCAAAATCTTTGGTCATAACTATTATAGGGTTGAACCTTTTCTTAAGAGCAATCCTATAGATCATTGGAAACGATGTAAACGATGTGGACATGTAGAAAGGGTGTATAAATGAAACGGTTGAGCGATACAGTTTTTCATTCCGATGATCGTAAGGTGGTCTGTGCAATGACATATACAGGTCAATTTGCGTATATGGAAAATGATCCGCAAGGTGTCAAACTATTGAAGATGTGTGATACATTAAAAGAAGCAAAAGAAATGATTGCCGGTTACGAAAAGGCAATGAACCAGTTTTGGGAGGTATTCAAATGAAGAAAGTATATCTAGCAATCGCATTGGTGTTTCTTAGTTTGGGCTTGTCTGGTTGTCTGGTGGCGACCGTCGGTGAGTGCATTATACGGGACACGACTAGTAAGCCATGCAACTAAAGAACCCCCGGTCCCTCTCATTGAGGATTTTGAAAATACTCTTGATACTGAGTAACACACCAGCATTGGCGTCAGAAGATGTTTCATGTGAAAAGAAAGTTAGTGATAGTCATATCATCCACTGTAAAGCGAAGAAGGTGATTGATGTTTCGTTGGCTAGTATTAATGGTGGTGAGTGTAATGCTCC